GTCAACAATTTCCCATTGCTGCAATAGTTCAAGTGCATTTCGTTCTGTTGGGGCGATATTTGCTTTTAGTCTTTCATCAGACGAAGTGGTGATTGTTTGATTACCGATGTACCAAGTGGTTGTTCCACTACCAGCAGACCCTCTAGATAAATATGAATTATCGGACAGCGCGTTACTAGCATAAATATAAAGTCCGGATGCGTTGCTTGCTGCCGCAGTTTGACCAACGGCTAATTGCCCTTGAACCGTGAATTTGGCGTGAGAAGTTGTAGTCCCCACCAACAAATCACCACCGCTGGTGATACGGGCGCGTTCGGTTCCGTTTGTTAACGCAACAATCGGAATTGCGGTGTCAGTTCTTAAGGTAAGCTGCGAAGAAGATAATCCAACATAAGTGTTTGCACCGTCAGTAATAGAACCTGTGCCGTTTGATGTGACTATAAAAGTAGAAGATGTTCTTATATCGCCAGATACATCAAGTTTTTTGCCGGGCGAAGTCGTACCAACCCCCACGTTGCCGGTGTCTTGGATATACAAACCGGTAGCTCCGTTGGCATAAATGCCGAGAACATCAGTACTCCCTGTTGTGTTTGTAGAGTCAATAATCCAGTTTTCACCGCCAGTCGCAGTAAGATCGAAGAACGCTCCTGTGCGGGCAGAAGTTGCAATCTTCATTTTTGCGCTTGCTGCTGGAGCGCTTGTTGTGTTTAGCAACAAACTTTGCGAGCTATTCACCCGCAACGCTTCCGTACCACCTGTACCAATAGCAACCTGATCCGCAGCAGGGTAGAAGATGCCCGTGTTGCTGTCTGTGCCTTCATAGGACGGGTTGGACGCAGTACCATCTACGCCAGAGATTCCCGTTGTGCCATCGATGACAATGGTCATTGTTATGCTCCTTGTTCCGGTCTTTGTGGCAGTACATAGCCTACCAACTGATTATTCTCATCAAACGATGGTGTTGAATTCGCTGGCAAATCTCTTAACGCTTGACGGTATGTAGCCCATGCTTGCTTTTGCTCTGCCGTTAGTGGTGAATCTGCAAACTGTGTCCAATCACATTCACGCAAGTGAGCATTACGGATTCTTCTTAGTTCCCATTCTGGTGTCATGTTAGCCTCCGCAATACTGGATAGTTGCGTTGCAATACGCTGTATGTTGGCTGGCAGTTCCACCGCCAGCAGAAACCCTGTATCGTGGCTGAATCGTAAGCGTTTGACTGGCTGTAGCACTCACATAAAAAGATGTTGTTATAGACATATTCCCGTCATTCGTGCCGTCTCCCCAGTTATTCGGGTCGTCCCTGCCAATTCTTCGTGTTGCAGTACCACCGAAGTTGGTATAAAAAGTATCGTAGATATAAGCATTGGCATGAGACGCAATACCATTAATGCAGACCAAATATGTTCCAGCAACATCAAAAGTAACCGTCAATGTGCCGGATGAATTCGACATTGTGACGTAGTTGCTATCGTCAGTCGTTCCTGTAGATGGGGCAGTAGTTGTCGTTCCAATTATGTCGGAGGGATTCCATGCAGTCCATTGATAAGAGGCTAACGTAGAAGCACGGTATGTCCATGTGCCATTAGCGTCAATTCTCGCAGACTCAACACCACCCTCGGTAAATGCAATCGTATCTGCTGCCGGGAAGAAAATACCTGTGTTGGTATCACCTGATGTCGTAATACTCGGAGCCGCTGCTGTTCCTGCTTGTACCGTCGTAGGGCTAGTCACAAACGTCGCAGCACCACCTGATGTCAGCGTAATAACGTCTGTGCCGCCTACCTGTATAGCTGCGCTGCCGTCTGGATTTGCCTTCAGCCCTGTACTCAATTGGATTCTCCTGCCGCCTGTTGCAGCGGTGTTAAATCTTCGTTAGTCCAAAAATCTTTTGCCAGCATGATGCGTAGATGCTCGCGGTTCCTTGCCAAGCAATCTGCCCACTCTTCGTCGGTCATGTATTCGGGCTTACCCGCATTGATGAGGTTTACGCTGTCCATCGCTGCTGAGTAGTGCTGCGCGATTTGTTCTGCTGTAATGTCGTTCATGGGTGTGCTTCCTTGTATGCGTCAAATTCTGCTTTTAGCGCAGCGTGCTGTGCGTTGAGTTCTTGGATGGCCTTAACCAAATAAGGAATCAACTTGTCGTGCATGATTGACATTGCACCGCGAGCACGACCTTCTTCATCAATAAAGAAATTTTCTTCTTCACCAAGAACGGCCATTGGCGCTGCCAATTTTGTTCGTTGAGCAATAAAGCCAACGTCTGGTTTCCCTTGGTTTTTCCACTCGTAAGTTACTGGTTCAAGTTGGGCAACAACATCAATACCAGATGAAATTGGAGCAATGTTTTGCTTCAAACGCTCATCTGAGTAAGCGCCCCAAGCATTTGAGTTTTGAGTAATTGATACACCGTTTGAGTAATCAGAATCCGTAATGTTTAACCTGTCACTGTTTGCAGCATCGTTCCAGAATGTCCACTTCAAAACATTCGAATTTTTTAATGAAAACGATGAATTTCCACCAAATGCATTTACAGAAAAATCAGAACTTGTTCCACTTCTATTACCAAATGCTATGGGATTCCCATCCCCATCCGACAGCACGATGTAGTTGCTTGCTGTGCGAATGTCTAAGCCGCCTTGGTTGCCGCTGTATTTTCCTAAGATGCTGTTCTTGGAGCCTGTCGTTATAGACTCGCCTGAACCCTGACCGATAAACGTATTAAACGTGCCAGTTGTGGTGTTGTATCCAGAATCATCCCCAACAAATGTGTTAAAACTACCCGTTGCATTAAACCCTGCTTGATCACCGACAGCAACGTTTCTTTCTCCGGTAATGTTAGTTGTAAGCGCTCTATACCCCAATGTTGTGTTACTAGCGCCCGTTGTAATGCTATATCCCGCCTGATAACCTATCGCCGTGTTGTTAGAGGCGGTGGTATTACTACCTAATGCACCGTTACCCACACCGACGTTAAATTGCCCTGTGGTGTTGTTCTGTAGCGCTGCCAGCGTAGTGCCAGACAAAAATGAGCCGATAGCAGTATTGTGATTGCCGGTAGTGTTGTTAAGAAGGGCAGCAACACCAAATGCGGTATTGATAGTGCCAGTAGTGTTGGTATAAAGCGCTTGATACCCAACAGCCGTGTTGTTGGAAGCGGTGGTATTGGATAGAAGCGATTGCATACCCAAGGCAGTATTGTTATTGCCTGTGGTATTCGACTCCAACGCGGCAGATCCTACTGCTGTGTTGTATCCACCAGTTGTGTTGAGGTACATCGCAGAACGACCTACGGCAGTCGAATTAATGCCCGTCGTATTAGAAGCACCAGCAAGTTGTCCAATAGCCGTATTCTGTAAGCCAGTCGTATTCGCCGCCAATGCACTCGCACCCACCGCAGTGTTGGTAGCGACAGCGCCACCACCCCGCCCGACTGTAATGCCGTTAATCGTCGTTCCAGCAGCAAACGTCACCGCTTGGTTCGTGCCAATCGTGACCGCAGTCGTACCTGACCCTGTACCCGACTTCAGTTCCAGTATCCCGGTGTTGTCGCTGCTAATCGCAGCACCGTTCGTCGCATTACCCGCTGTTATCGTCGTTGCCATGTTCTATCCTTACACTACAGTCCAACGTGAGCCATCAGATACCGTTACCGTGACACCGTTGGCAATCGTAATAACACCCGCAGACATCGCGTTATCGCCTGTTGCTACCGTGTAACTCGTAGATACCGTCGCTGTGTTCACAAAGATACCGTTCGAAGCCCTTGGAATAGATGCACTCAATTCGCCCGTAGAAGGCTTGTAGAGCAGTTTAGCGTTCGAGGTATATAAGTTCTCAGCCGTACCAGTTGTCGCCCCTGCAAAGACCGGATATAAGGTGCTAGCGGTACTCGTATCGTTAGATAAAGCTGATCCACCGATAGACTTCCATGCCGGAGTAGAACCGCTGTAGCCCTCAAACTGACTCGTTGTGGTGTTATAACGAATCATCCCGGTGGCAGGACTTCCCGGCTGTTGACCCGTCGTACCCTTGCTAATTAATACAGCACCTGTGGACGTAAACGAGGAATCAGCAGAAGCCGTTAGCGTAGTAAACGCACCAGTGTTAGCAAGAGTTCCGCCAATTGGTGGAGGCGAGGCAAAGTAGTTAGTAAAGCCGGTGCCCGATACCGTCGAACTCGCAGCTAATGTCGTGAATGAGCCTGTGCTTGGAGTTGTCGCGCCCACTGTTCCATTCAACGGGCCTGAAAAGCCGGTTGAGGTCAGTATCGTGCCGTTCCATGTCAGGTTCGCCGACCCACCTAGAGCGCCGTTATTGTTGAACTGAACTTGCGTGTTCGATCCACCAATAGAACCGGTGCCCTTGGTAGCTAGTACCTGTACCGCGCCCAGATTGTCTTTGTAAAACAGCCTGCCGTCGGTAATATTTATTGCCAACTCGCCATTTGCCAGATTCCCAGCGGTCGGAGCAGCCGAGACAGTCGTGCTGTAGTACAGCGATATCGGCGTGAATCCAGTCTGCGCCATTAGAATGTACCTCCGAATATACCGGTAGTGGCCACCACAGTACCAGTGGTGAGCGTGTTTGAAGAAGGATTATAAGTCAAATCTGCATCGACAGCAATGGGTAGATTACCGGTGGTACTACTCACGAATGTCGGGTAGAATGAAGCATTGACGTTGCTTGCAGTTACCCCCACATTGGTCGCGTTCGTCGCGGATCCGACCGACAGGGTAGACTGGTTTACATATTGGGGTGCCGTCCCGCTGGAAACCAACACTTGGCCATTGGTACCTATCGCGAGCTTCGACAGCGCGGTACCGGTCGAGTAAAATAATATATCACCGGCGGTGTAACTAGAAAGACCAGTGCCCCCATAAGTGGTGGTGATGGTGGTCGCGTTCCAAGTACCCGTAGTGATGGTCCCGGCGGTCGTAAAACTCGTCGACCCTGCCAGAGGGCTCGCGCCAACCGTGTTGTAGCTGATGGTGTAAGCAACCGACCCATTAAAGGTAGTACCTGATGCTGCCCCGGCACCCGAATTATCAAAAGTGACCGAATTAGGAGTGTTGGCAGTAACCGTCACACTACCGCCCAAGCTCACCGAACTGCCATTGATCGTGATGCTGGAGTTCGCCAGATAGTTATTTGCAATCGGTGTGGCGTTCCATGTACCCGCCGTCAGCGTACCTACCCCGGTGATCCCGGTATATGAGCCGCTGATGTAGCTCGATCCGACAGTCCCCGAGGTGATCTGATTGCCGTCGATTGAAATCGGCACCGTCGCCGCAGTAGTCAGCTGTCCTTGGGCGTTGACTGTAAAGGTGCCTACTGCCGACGACGAACCATAAGCCGCCGCAGTGACACCAGTATTCGTGATGCTGAACTGACTGCCGGTGAGGGTAAGTCCGGTACCCGCCGTGTACGTTCCAGCCCCGGAGAACTGCTGCCATACGATCGGGTCGGTACCTACAACGGTCACCGGATCAATCTGCACCCAGCCAGTGTTCGCGTACAGGCTGCCATTCGACACAAACGTGAAATCGCCACTCGCGATCTCAGTCGAGGTGTCAAAATCCGTCGCCCGAGTCAGTACCGTTCCACCAGTTGCCCAAGTGTAAATACCGTTGTTTGCCTGCGTGGCTTCATTCTTGACCAAAATTCGGTCAGTCGGCTGCAGGGTGTAACCATCTAGAATCGTCAGCGGGTTTGACAAAGTCAGCGTAGCGCCTACCCCCGCCGTGCCGTTGTTGTAGGTAACCGTACCGCCGGTAATCGACGCCAAAGTCCCCGTAGTCGCTGCCGCGCAAGCTGCATGAATGTGTAGACCCTCAGCGACGGCATCGACATATTGTTTAGTGGCCAACTGCAGCGCCGAAGTCGGATCTTGTGTAACTGTGACTGAAGTCAGACCGCCCAAGGTCGTAGTGGTTCCGCCAAGAGATACGGCGGTCGTACCGATCGTCACCGACGAATTATCGAGTGCCACATTCGGGATATTTGATAATGTGTTGGTCGCACCCGAGATCGACTTGTTTGTCAGCGTCTGTGTGCCAGTGAGAGTCGCGACAGTCGAGTCAATCGCAATCGTCACTGCCGAGGAACCATTAAAGCTCGTACCACTCAACCCAGTGCCGATGGTCAGGGAATTAGGAGTCGCGGCGGTGATCGTGCCTGAACCACCCAAAGCTACCGTCTGACCGTTAAATGTGACCGCCGAATTATCCAGCGAACTATTCGGGATGTTTGAGAATGTGTTCTGGTTGCCAGCAATCGTCTTGTTGGTTAGGGTCTGACTACCCGAGAGCGTCACGACCGAAGAGTCGATTGCGACCGTAACCGCCGAAGACCCATTGTACGATCCGCCAGATAACCCAGTGCCGATCGTCAGTGCATTGGGTGCCGCAGCGGTAATCGTCACCGATCCACCGAGGCTTACATTGCTTCCATTAATCGTGACCGAACTGTTATCCAACTGTGCGTTGGTGATCGTACCCGATAAATCAGCCGTCGGAACAGTCGCCGAGGCGGTCATCGGGGACGCGCCATTCCCAACCACATAACCGGTTAAAGCCGTAGCCCCCGTACCGCCACTCGGTACATTCAGCGTGCCACCAAGAGTGATCGTCCCCGCCGTCGTAATCGGACCACCCGACGTCGTGAGTCCGGTCGAACCGCCGGACACATTTACAGATGTCACTGAGCCTACGCCCGCTGCAGCCCAATATGTATTCGTGCCGTCGGTGGCCAACACTTTGCCGCTTTGTGACGTCTGAGATGGCAACAGATTAGTTAGAGCGCCATCCGGACTGCTCGCACCGGTACCGCCACGCAGAACCGGCAGCTGACCATTCGTGATTTGCGAGGCGTCAATGCTGATTGCGGTCTGGTTTACACTGGTAAGCCTTCCCTGCGCATCCACGCCGAGGCTGATGATATTTGATGCTGATCCGTAACTGCCGGGAGTAACCGTCGTGTTTTCGAGACTGATCGTCGGGTTTCCAGAACCATTCCCATTTGCAACCGCGATCTGACCGGTGGTCCCGAGTATCTGGACACCCCCTACTGTAGTGCCACCGTTGATCGCCATGATGCCGGTGCCGCCAAGATTCGCGACTGCAGCGGCAATCCCGGTTAGTGTGAACGTCGGATTACCCGCGATACCATCACCGTTTGTAACCGAGAGACCGGCTCCGGAGGCCGTCAATGTACGGGAAGCTATATTAGCCGCATCTACCTTCGCCAAAAGCCCGGGAGATACCGCGACGAGGCTCGCCGGGGCATCGGTGAGTGCTACACGGAGGTACGATTGCGCTCCACCACTCTGTAGAGTAAGCCCGGCACCGGTCGATAAGTATTGAGAATTCGGGAGAGACGTCTCGAGATTCTTAGTGAGAAACGTCTGCTGCTGTGAAGGGCTTCCGGCGACCTGCGAGGTGGTCGTGCGAACTGTGATACCACTCTGTACGACCGCGACGAGTTCATCCCCGGTTAGGGGATTGGCTGCAGGTAGTTGTGATATCTGTACATTGGCCATTTACGGAGTGCTTTCGATACCGTCGAGGTTTCCGTCGTTCTGGATCGTGTTCGTGTTGCCCTCGGTGGATATCGCGTAACCACCGTAAGGACCCGTGATCAAGTCATTTGGATCCGTCGCGACACTCACATCAGGTCTCGGGAACCGCAGATTGATCCTCTCGGTCTTCCGGGCAGGCAGTCGATAGGGGTCAAACTCATCTTTGCACCCCTGATCGCACACCCGAAGCCCTGGGAAGTTAAAATCCGCGCTCAGAGTGGCCAGCGGGCGCTTCATCTTGCATCGATCACACACCGCAATGGCAATCGACGAATATCCAAGGGTATCTAAAAATATCGGCATGATTATCTCGTGTATACCGAGATATTCGGAGAAAAGTAAATCGGCGATTTGTCGCGTTCTTCCTGCTCCGCTCGATTCAAACACTCTGCCGCTTCGGCTTTCAGATATGCTATCCGGTTTAAATCGACCGCCGGTAGAATTACCGACATCCTATGGGAGAGCATCGACTGAATGGCCAGATACCATCTTTGAGGTATCTCAAGCTCACCTGATAACTGCCCGACATCCTGAATCTGCCTCGAATACCATACGACCATCTGAATGAATGGGTCATTCGGGGTCGGCCAGAGGTTAATCTGGGCCGTCGGAATAGTACGATTTAACCAGAACTGGTACGGCTGATTCGCGGTGAAATTCTTATTCGGCAGGTTGGTAAAATCATCGCGGTTCAAGCGTGCCATCGGCACTTCACGAGACATATTTCCAACATAAAATTCGCGGACTGATAAGGTATTTCCACCCGTTTCGCGCATTCTGTAATACTGAATCGTCGCGCCGGGTTCGATCTGGTACCATAACCACTCATTATCGACCCACGTCTCGATACCACAGTCTTTAAGGAGGGTCCAGTTTGTGCCGTCAGAAGACACTTCAAGCAGGATATGGAACGATCCCGAAGTACCCGGTAGAATCCCAATCGAACCCGCATATATCTCGTTATCAAGCCCGTAGTTAATACCGAGGAATCCGTTGGTAACTGACTGCACTACTTTGGTCTCGACATCAGAATCGAATGCACTCGCTAAGTTATAACCCGGGGCGATCGGCGACGAAATATAACCGCCGAGGGCATTTGGCGTGGGTCGGTTCATGTTCCGATACAGCACATTTAGAGTGTCTACTGCACCTAGGGGCAAATCGTAGACATTCTGGTCGGCTTTAAGACCATACACTTTGCTGTCAATGCACCAATATTGAATTCCGATGTTCACCAGATCAGACAGCAGGTAATACAAGAATCGCTTTGAAGCCTGTACTTGCTCGACCGTTAGCTCTTCCGCGAGTTTACCGGCACTACGAGCACCATCATCGATCATGTCTTGGACCGAGATTTTGGTGAGTCCTACAGTGCCGGAATAGCTCATTTTATGCCCTTACCACATTGCGGTTTTTTTGAGAGACGTCGAAGACTTTACACTACCGCCCTTTTTCATGTTATTCAGGCCAGACATCGCTTCTCTTATACGCTCTTGCGGGGTCTTGCGGGGCAGATTTTTATCCCGAGGCTTTTTGAATCTGTCTTCGATATCACTTAAGCCTTGCGCGGCATCCATCGCGTTGAATGTCTCCTCGTCAACGTCGGTCACTTCACCCCGAGCGCGTTTTCTTTCGATCTCTTTTACAAGTTCAGTAAGGCTTGCCATATCTTCTCCTAGTTACCAGCCGGGACAATTCCAACGTTTCATTGAAGCCCGAGCACGCGAGCCTTCCTCAGATTTTCTAGCTACCGGACCCATTCTCGCACAAAACGAATCTCTGCGGAATCCACCTTGTGGTTGGGGTGCCTTTAAATCACTGCCCGTCTCGCGATTATACTTCGCACGGCCTTTCGCCGTTAAACCCGCACCTTTCGAAACCGGTAGTTTCTCACCGCGACCAACCGCCAGCGCTGGACCACCATCCTTCATACCTTGAGCGGTCTTTGCAGATTCTCGAAACGCCTCGGCAGTTGGTGCCCCGGGAGACCCGGGCTTGCGCATTCTTTCGCCACTGCCCGCAGCAATCCGCTCACGTTTAGCGTTAATATTGGCGTACAAGCCGCCCTCCTTCATCTTCTCAGGCAGCTTGCCATACGACTTCTTCCCGACGTTGGATTCCGTGTACTCCGTCGCGGTGGATTGTGAAATGCCGACGCGCTTGGCGACTTTGGGGTCGTGCGCGACCGCCTTCATCAGTCGAAATTGGGCTTTCGACTTTGCGGGCATCAAGACACCTGATTAACGGTCAGAATCATCGCAGGGGCCGCAGGGTACAATGGGCTTACACTAGCCGGGTAGGTGACGATAGAACCGTGCCCATCTACAGAGAGCCACCTCATAGTGACCTTGTCGTTAGCATTCAGAGACAAGAAAATATTTGCCGCCATCAAAGCAGATGCAGGGGTCGATTCATTTTCTCTTGAAGCAATAGTCACCCAGCTAGTAGAATTGGCCACGTCGGTCCCATTGACCGCGAACCAAATGGCCAGTAGGGATTGACCTGCTGTCGAATTGTTCAACTGACCACTAAAAGCGAAGTTATATCTGCCGCCAATCGCGACGTTGATCTCGCTATTTGAAGTGTTTAGCGTCACACCGTTACTCAAGTCCTGCGTGTTTAACTGAACCAGCGTCGGAGTGTTCGCTACTGCTACCTGAGCGCCGTTTACAAAGACCCCGGAGTTGTGGGCCTTATTAGGTGAACCTGCCGCACCACGAGTACATCCAGTAAATGATGTAGCGGTGATCCCAGTGTACGTGATCAATTCCGCTTCGATAAAGATCGCCCCAACAGCTGAAAACCCACTAGTCGTCACCACGGGAATTGTTGTCTGAGTGTTTGTTATATTGCCACTCAAAGTGGTGCTGAAGTCGTAGAAAAACGATCCGTACTGGGTGTTGATATCTGATGGATCTAGTGTCTCCCAGATCGGCGCTGCAGATACCGAACCCGTACCAGTCTGGGTTAGGAACTTCTTGACGGTCGTGATGTTACCCGCGAGCTTCGACAATACATTGGTCGCCGACGCGTACAAGGTGTCGCCCAGCGTATAAGACGTGATGTTCGTACCGCCCTGCGTGGTTTCGACCGGGTTCACATCTAACACTTCAGATACGAATTCAGCAGTCGTTACCTGCTTGTTTACCCCGGTTTGTACTATTGGTGTGATTTCGGTGCCATCTAGCGTCGAAGCGCTTGGCATCGCGGATATTTTCTGATCAGCCATTAGCAGACCTCGAGGTAAATTTTAAAGTCATCTTCTTGCAACACATATCCAGAATTCTCCATCAATATGTAACAAGTTTCGGGCGGTACCGGAGGGACAAGACATGAATAAGTATCCACCACTCCCGCACCACCAACATCATTGCCGTAGCCATTATTTGCATCAGCAACGACACTTATCGCACAACCCGGCGTAGTCTGCGCTTGATTCGCAACGCTGGACCAGCCGACATATGGCACTTAAATCCCCGCTTGCACGAGCTTCAAAGTGGCAGTACCGCCACCTGAATTTACAGTCACTCGCACACCAGTCACTGGGAACGCATAATTGCCATCCTGATCAGTCGATTGACTGGCCACCGTCGGATGATTGAACCATAGGCTGAACCCTACTGCCGGATCATCAAACGTGTGTTGAATGGTGTAATTCACAGTGCCTGAAGCATCAACACCGAAACCCACGTTGAAAGGGCTGATGTTAGTGTTCATGACCAATGCCGAACTACTACCTGCACCCGTTTGAGCTACAGTCTGTACTTTCATAATTCGATCCAATAGAAGACAGGGGCCGAAGCCCCCGTCAGATCAGCACTTCGTGCTCGGCTTGCTCACGTTTCCACCGTTACGGAAAGTACCGGTGAGTTCGTTAATCCGAACAGGCTTCGATGCGGGCTTCTTAGGCATTGCTACGGGAGCGCCCGAATTAACAACTCCCCCCGTAGCGTAATGCTTTTTTGCTGCACCGCCGGTCTTAAAACCACCTTGACCATTCACGACGCCGCCAGTCTTATAACCACCCTGACCCTTGACCACTCCACCGGTCTTCAGGCCTTTGTGAGCTACAGATGCTTTCTTGCCCTCGTGCGACTTCATCTCTTTCTCGAGATTTGAGAGCTTCTTCATCTCTTTAGCGTGCATCTTCGGAGTCTCGCCACCTTCCTTCATCATTGGTGGCGGGATCATCGGGGCAGCTTTACGCAGCACATTGCGTGCCGCCATGCCACGAGCCGATTTGCCCATGCGAGGTGCCGCGCCCTTAGCGGACATTGCACCACCATCGGCTTTATGTACAGCACCACCCTTCTTGAGCTTCAGAATAACTGAAGGCTCGGTGGTCTGCATCTTGACCATCGGTTTAAACTCAGCCATGATCTATTCTCCTTAAGCCGCTTTTTGAGCGTACACAATGGTGAATTTGATCTGCGCTTGAGTAGTAGACACAGTGCCATCAGGATCGACCGTGCAATAAACGACGGTGTTCGTACCAATATCTGCCATTGCCGCGACATCAGCGACGGTCAGAGTACCTGCGGTACGAGCCACGGATGCCATGTCAGTAGCATCCATGTACTGAGCACCACCTGAAGTGGAACCCACCGATACATTCAAAGCAGTAGCTGAACCACCACCAACGACCCAGTTTACGATCTTGTCTGCATACATCTCGATGATCTGAGAACCCACAGGAAGCCGAACTGAACCTACAGCAGCGGCACCAGACGCCAGCGAAGTAACAGTGACCGATTGGGACACCACTACATAACCGCCATCGACTGTATCCGACAATGCATCAGTACCCGTGCGCAGCGTAGAACCAATATAGGTTGCCATTTCATTCTCCTATAACGGGGGCCGAAGCCCCCTGATTGGTTTAGACGCCCGGGGTACCGTACATAGCACGCCAGTCGGTGAAGCCAACGTCGTAACGCTCGGTGGCCTTGTAGCGCATCGAGTCAGTTTCGAAATCACCTTCCATGGTCTTCTCCAGACGACGACGCATCAGAAGCTTCATGCCTTCTGGTGCATCAGTCTGAACCCACCATGCGTTCGGGTTTGTCAGACGGGACATTACTGTCGCGCCTTCAGACAACAGACCGATCGATTTGACTGGGTTAATGTCGTTGTTGGCGGTACCTGAACGCAGGACCGACTTCAGCAGCACTTCGGCTTGGAAAACGTTGCCCGGTGCCACGACCAACTGGGTCGGGACCAGACGGATTTTCTTGCCGTTGTTGTCCACTGCTTGACGGATCTGGATCAGCATCTGTTCGAGCGACGTTTGCGACAGGTTAGCCGCAGTGGTCAGCAGGTTCGATGCAGTACCATTCACGATTGGGTGCGAAGCCGAGTTCAGCTGTACACCGTCACCGCCCGGATATGCCGAGTTGAACGCATAGTTCAGTACGTTCGCCGACAGCGTTTCCTTGGTCTCGATCAACGACTGCGCCAAGTGGCGAGCGTAGGTCTGACCGATGCGGATGTGGTCGCCATCTTCAACGAGGACCTTGGTCAGTGCAAATGCCAGACCGTAGACCTTGTAGACATAGCGCTTGAGGAACAGCACGCCGCCCTGCTGATACGATACTGGAGTACCGTCAGGCAGTTCAGGAGCTGCGCCAAAGCCGTACAACACTGGCTCTTCGTGGTAGTTACGTGGGATGCCTTGCTGTTCGCGGAAAACACGCGACCATTCGTCGGCACGCTGGTCATAGACGCCATCGAAGCATTCGTTAAGGATAGGCTCAACAATACTCCGAAAGTCTGTACTTCTCATCGGGGCTGCCATAGTTCAGTCCCTCCCTTCTTAAATAGCGGTGCCTGCAACAGGACCGAACTGATACTCGGCAATGTTGCAGCGGACGACTGTGAAAGCATCGCCCCAAGCGTTATCGACAAGAGGAGCCAGATCAATAATACGCATTTGCGCAGAATTGCCAGCACCAGCCAGAGTGGTAGACAGCGTGCACTGTGACAGACCGGTTACTGCCGAACCCGCAGTGGTGTTCGACAGATCAGCCTCATCACCCAAAGAAGACTGAGCCAAAGAGCCGTCAGCTTGGATTTCATACACGATGTTCTGGTCAGCGTAGAAATACGCCACGCACGAACCAGTCTGGTACGCAGTATTTGCGGGCCAGTAGTTCGAAACGCGACGACGACCAGTGGTGTCAGTCCATTCGACACCGGAAAAAGCACCAACGAAAGCCTGACCAGCTGCTGCAGGTTCGATGACACCACCAGTCACGTAACGGACTGGTTGACCTTTAAGAATATTGCTTGCATAAGCAGATACAATGCCGCCAGCCAGCGCTTGGGCGCGATCCAGACCCGAAGGGTGAAAAGCAGGGCGCAAGCCGAACGGAGCATTAATCGAAGACATAATGTGCTCCTAACGAGGACCCGTCACTGAAAAATCGGTGGCGGGAGATGTTTATCAAAGGAACTCATGCCATCACCTTCCACACCGCCGAGACGACGACCATTACTGTCGCGCACCGACTGGAGTTGCTCGACCTGCACACGAATCTTGTCTGCCTCTTCTTGAGGAGCGTAGTGGTGTACTTCAGCCATCAAGTCTTGGTAGATCTCTTCAGGCATCTTGTACAACACCATCTCGTTACAGGCGACAAAACCAGTGAGTTCGCCCGCTTTCACCTTGTACGAATCAAAGCCCGGTAGTTCCTCGGCTTTTACGGGTTCGTAACCTAGACGAATGCGTTTATGGATCGGGTCGTATGCGTTGGTTGTGGAAAGCCAGCATAAGTGGTATCCGGGAATTTCCGGAGGAGTGGGCAAGGCTTCTTGGATCCACTCTGATCGGAACATCCTACGACGCTCCTCGCTGCTTGCTAGTTGATCATCCGCAGGTCGTGCTCTGTCGTCTTGCATTGCGCGAGACTCGCGACCACCGGCGTTTAGATTCTTTTTCAGACGTTCATCTTTCATGATTGGCCTCTCTGACTACGGTCATATTCCACAAATTTCTGGATCATTTTCTGGCGTGATTTAGGGTCTTCCCACATACCAGCTTCCTTGATAGCACGGACTCGCTCGGGTGAGAGCCTAAACTCTCCCGGGCGGGCAGTACTCGAAGCTTCACGACCAGTTCCAGTTTGCACGGATCGAGGCGTCCTCGGAGAGGACTGTCTGGTTTCAGTGGCTCGATTATACCTGTGAGGCAAATACTTTGTCAAGCGGTCGTCGAGTTCGTCCCAGTACTCGTCGGTGGTCGGATCCCACCCCTCTTCCGCCAAAGACTCGTCGATCTTGGTCGCGACGGCAGAGTCGGTATCCCTTCCTTCCGGGTCATACCATTTGTTCCGCTCCATCCATGCTGCCGCCTTTCGCTGCATTCGGATGTCGGGTGCCTTAGGAACGTTAGCATTTTGCGCATCCTGCGACGTCGCCTTCTTCCTCATACCCTCGAGGGCCTCAATCTGCCGACGAGCCTCGTACCACTGTTCCTGAGCTTCGGCCAACGCTTGACCGTTGCGGGCGTCAGTAGCCTCGGCCATCCGGACCTTGGCGTACTGGAGCCGGAGATTCGCGTCCTCGATAGCCTTTTCCATCCGGGCCATATCGGCACCGGCTGACCGCTTCTCGAGAGCCGCCAACCGCTCGGCCATCTCAGTATTTTGCCGCTTGAGCGACTCGATCAGGTGATTAGACTCGCGGGCTTTCTCTCGGTGGAGCTTCTTCTTGAGCTTCCTCTCCTCGCGCCGCGCCGCCCGAATGGCTTCACGCTCATCCTCTGTGCGGCCAGCAGCCTGCGCCTCCTCTTCATCACGCTGTGCATCGCCATCGTCGTCAGAATCATCATGGTCGTCATCAGAACGAGCACTGCCACCATCAGCCATTTTAGCGTCATCAGCAGCAGTCCCATCTTCGAGTCCCTCGATTTTGACGATCGCAGAGCCGTCTACATCCTCGGCGACCTGCATTTCCATCTTATCAGTCTGGTTCATATCCGCCTCGCTCATAGGAATGCTTTGACATTCAACGGATTACCAGTAACCTTGGCGATTACCTCGTGATCGTTGAAAATCGAAAATAGCGCCGACTCATCATCACTAATCGGCACCTCCCAACGGTCGCCACCCCATTTAGGCATACGAACATAATCGCCTACCTCGACCCAGTGGCCTTCGGGCCAAGGTTCTAGGGTGTCGCGTTTTTTGAACGCAAGCGGACCAACCGCGATGACCTTCGCCACCTGATTGTTCCATTTCTCGGTCTCTTTGGTCTCCTCGACTATCACAATCCCCGCCGAAGTGACCGTCTTGCGCGTTTGACGCCATTGCACAAGAATTCGACCACCAACAGGTACTGCACCCGGATCAACCTGAGGAAATGCTTCCTCGAGCGTCGCTTCATTCGAAGTCGCCGGTAAAAGGTCATTCATCTTCATCCTTTTCTTCCAAAAGGTCGTTCAAAATATCCAAGGCCATCTGTAGACCTTGGCGTTGACCTACAAGACCTCTGTAGGATTCTATGGTCGAGGCATGACCCTCGGCCAATGAATTCGCGATATCTGACTTACGCTTCTCTATCGAAGCGATCAGATCTTCAAGTACTCGCATCGATCAGTAATTGATCGGACGCGATGGGTTCGGTCCTGGGATGCCGCCCGGTGGGATGCTTTTACCGGTGTTCGGCACGTCTTGCGCCAAACGCTTATGCTGGGGTACCGCCGCCGACTGCTGGGCCTGATCCTGATTCTGAGCCATCTAAACCTCCTAATGAATTTTGTGCTTCTTGAAGCACCGACATTGCAGTTTTCTGCTGCTCGTGCTGCAAAATCGCGGCATCGTGCGTCAGTTCTGCGGATTTGATACGCTCTTGGGTTAAATTGTCTACCGCATCGAGCGCGACTTTCACCTGCATTTCCTTGAGCTTCATTAAAGCCTCGTCCTGAGCTTTCTGTTCCATGATCGAAAGCTCCTTCGCATCGCGTTGAGCGCGACGCTGAGTCTCGGCAAGCGAAGTCTCTTTGTAAACCTGATCCGACCCGTCGAGAGGCGGCGTAGGTTTGTACTGCGCGGCAGTCTGGACCATCTGCTGCAACACCGGGAGAACCTTGCTAAACACTTCTTGCGCGTCCTGATTCACGTGTTGCGATGCCAGCCCAAACAGCTTGTCTACCTGCGCGGTGATCGCAGGCATATCATAATCTTTGATTGGCGCACCCAATGCACCCTCGACGTATCCACGCATCTGTGCCGAATACCAAAGCACCAGATGCTGTTTTATGTGTTCCACCGCATTCATCATGAATGTCGGCGAGATGATTGGGTTCGAGCCATAGATCGGGTTCGCTGCAAAATCGAGGTGAGTCTGCAGGTGCGCGAGGTGGTTCTGATGCGGATACGCAAATGCGCCACGACCAAGTGACATCGCGACATTTTCTTCTGCCGCGTTGAGTTCGGTCGGCTCCGGCATGTTCGGCATCAGTTCCTTCATATTCGGAACTTTCAGCTGCTTTAGCGTGCGTTTTACGATCGCTTTCGGATCCATCACGCCGGGGTACGCCTTGTCCAGCTGGATAATCGCCTGATTCTGCGCCATCCGCTGGGTCTCGGAGAAGATGTGCGGGTCCGACACCGGAATCACGTCGGTATTGCGCACGAAATCATCACGGCGGATCGGCAGTTCAGCGACGATATCACCCTTGCGCATATCATCCAAATACCAACGATCGATGCGCCCAAGGATCTTCAGGAGTCGAGACTGTGAGTTATGCAGACGGGCATGAATCGCCGAGAATACGTGTGCACCCTGCTCGATCAACGCTTGGGTGGTACCTACTGGTGCCTGTGATGTGATGTCCGCGATTTTCTCTTCCGAAGTGGTGACCACACCCTTCGCGGCATCAGTCAGCCATCCCATGAGCTTGAATAACACTTCGCTCGGCGGGTTGAATGGCATCGGCATCGCGATCTTGCGTACATCATCCACGCCCGGTGCACCTTCGATCTCGGCCACTTGGGTGACCTCGACCTGCGTACTCTGGCCCGAAATCTTCGCGCCCTTGAGCTTGAGCATCGTGGCGGCGTTGTTAATATGCGCCGAATCCATCAATGCACGGAGTGCGCCGGTCAATGCAGCAGAAAGCCCACCAATCAAATGCGGGAAACCTACGCCAGTCGCACCACGCCATGGGATGAATTTGAATTCGATGACGTGATCCAGCTTCGTCATCGTGTCATCACCTTCTTCCCAGTTTCGATAGATGCCCAACACTTCGCGATCGTTTTCATCGATCATCACAATGTACGGTGCCAACTCGCCCTTGGACACCTGATCGTCTTCGAGTTCCAGCCAAGTGTAAATATGATATACATCGCGCAAACCGTCGACATTCTCTTCTGCCGATTTGCCTTCGATCTTGGCGGTCGCCTTTTCAGGACCAGTCGGATCTGGCACCATCGATGCGCGAATTACTGATACGTCACGATACAAACCCGATGCTATGCGGCGCTCGTACTCCATCTGTGTGATGTGATGGACTTCGGTCGCACGTGGTGCAGTGTAAAAGTTCGCAGCCGAGAACGGCAAAATCATGTCGTCGATCGGGATAAACTCGGCGCACGGGCGCTTCTTCTGCTCGTCATACCAAAGCTTCATGTACTGCGAACCACCGAGCGGTAGCTGAGTCAGCATCTGCTCCATCTCATCGCGGAATTCTTCGATCTGCTCGGTCAGCTGCCAGTTCATGTAGTCGCGTTTGCGCTCTGCGACCTCGGTCTTGTCTTCGGTGGCTTCACCAAGGATGTTTGTGCGCACTGGACCGTCGGGCGGGAACAGCTCCTTGATGGCACGCGACATAAAGTCCACACACGCTTCGGCCATCACCGGGTGCACGACACGAGAGGCCCCTTGGAAATTCGCACCACCCGGCGCGTCGTGACCCAGACCGGTACGCTTGATGCCTTCTTCGTACTGTTCATCGCGCTTCTTGCGGGATTCTTTGTCCTTATCGACGTAGCTCAGATACGAGATCGCGAGCGAATGCAGCTCATTCTCAGAAACGTCCTCCGCGAGGTTGCTGTAGAATTCCTCGTCGTCGTTCGGACCCGCATTTTCAAGCTTGACTATCGCCGAACCATCGGGTAGCTCTTCAATGTCTGCCTCTTCTTCGAGCAGATTGAAGTCAATCATCATACCTTCGGTATCCTCTGGACCCTTGGGCAGCTCCTCCGGCATCGCGGGCATCAACTCATCCATGTTTTTCCTTTACACCATCGCGACCGGCGATAGCGGTTTAAAATCTAAATTCATGACATCACCCGCCAGAGTGGGGGTTTGAAGATCTGCCATATTCGGCAAAGAATCGCGGATTAACGCATACATACGATCATTGGCGTCAGGGTAAAATCCCGATGTTTCCTCAGAGGGCTCAACATCTACCGATGAACCAAAATACTTGGACCGCAATTGGTCAAAATCTATCGCACCGCCATCCGCCTTCTTGACTGGCTTGGTAGCCGTTACCGATAAATCCACTTTGCGACCAGTACCGGGCGGCATCTTGCGTCCAGCATACAATCTCGCAAGATCGAAAGGAGACAGGGTGTTGCCCATATAGTCGCCGTAATGCTCGACCGGCACGTCTACCTTGCGACCCTCATACGTGATCTGCTGAGGATTAAAATCATATTCATCCCGAATCTTGTATTCGCCGGTCTTCGCGTCACGCCCGTAGCCGAACTGGCCAAGCGATTTGGACAACGATGGACGGGGTGGCATCCGACCACCAATCAGACTGGCACCCGATGCGCGGCGGCGATCACCACCCGGAAGCTCGTCGTAATCCTTGTACCGGATTGATCCTCGGCCCCGCCCACCAGTCGCGGCCTCTTTCTGCGCAATGATGTTCTGCAGTTCAGCCAGTTCGGCCTCATCGAAATCCTTCGCGGTGATCGGGTCGCGGCGGTTACGGGCAAAAGTGTCGAGATAAATCTTGTGTGCGGCAGACATCCCCTCGCGATTGGCGAGCATGTCGTACAGATTGATGCCCGCTTCGGTGATCTTGTCCGAGATGTACGCACCCATGCGGTTGCCGAATGTGGGCTCAAGTCCCTCGAATGGTGAAGCTTCGACGCTGCCACCACCTGCAAAACCGGGCAATGACTGACCCATACCTTCGAGCAACTCCTCGCGGGCTTCAGGCGAGATGCGGATCTTGTGGTAAGCAGGAGCTGCGAATTCTTCTAAATCCTCGAACATCACCGGTTCTATCTCCACACCCTTGACACGAGATAATGGTGCGATACCATAGTTAACCACTTCCTGGTCATAAATCGAGGTATAAGGTGCCGCATCAGTATTACGAGCAAAACCAATCGTGCGAGCAGTCGGCATGTACACCGTGTCGTGACCCTGCTCGAGCGCATGCTGAATCGCCGCCTTGAATGCAGTGGCGTGCGGCTGATGCAAAATGCCTGATGCACCTGCACGCTTCGCGGCATCCGATTGCAGCTCTTCAATCACGAAAGCGTTGGGATCTACTGGAATCTCGTGCGCCATCTTGCCGCCACCAGTGCGGAGGAATTCGTCGGTGAACACCGGCACTCTCAACGCTGGTGGATTACTGGTGCCGCGAAAATGCGCGACTAAATTTTCCTCAGACTCTGGGAAGTGACGATAACCGGGGCGGGCCTCAGGGTGTGCGACACCCTTCTCGACGTAGCCTTCCATGTACGAACCACCAGACCGAGGATTTATCAAGCGCTGATAATCACCGTACGCGTAATCACCACCTCCGGGGTATAAATCCTCATAATTCGTGCGCAGATACTCGAGGTTCGTGTCCGTCATCTGATGGTTAAACTCATCATAGTAATTCTGCAGCATACTCTTGTCGAGCTTGCCCGCATCATCAAGAATACCACGCCGGGTAAGTAAATCCTTCGTATCCGGCGACATCTGTTTTATCGCATCTTTCAATCTTGCATTATCCCAGCTAAAACTAACTAGTTCTTCGAGTAACGCTGCATCTTTTGGATGACTGGTCAGTTCCATGTACTCAGCAAACTTCTCAAAGATATCCGGATCTTCATCCACCATGCGCTGGGCCTCGACCTCCAAGTGAGCGATCGGATCGTCCGCTGCACCCTTAAGATCGACGAGATTGTATTTCGATGGTGTGAACGAGTCCTCGACGAACTGCTTAGTCACCACCTGATTCTGATCCATCGCCTTCAACGAGGCAAGTGCGCCCTCTTTGCCTTCCTTGGTGAGGCCCTTCATGCCATTGATCTGCTTGATGAAGTCGCCGACCTTCTGCTTCTCTGGGCCTTTGAGCGCCGTGGCCAACACCGAGGGTCGCAGATTCAGATTACCGACGGGTTTTACCACCATGCCAATCGGCATATTCTTAGTGGCGCGAACCAGCGGACCTGCAGCGGGTGCAAGGTTTAGTGCAGCCTCAGCCGCGCCCTTGGTGTCCTTGCTAAGCTGCCGAGCGGTGCCGGTGCCATAGGTGAGTGGCGAGCCATAATTGATGTTCTCGATGGTGCGCGTGAGCGCCGGTATCTGCATCAGATCCGAGATGATGGCAGCAGGTGGGTTCTCGTAGCCAAAAGGCTTTCGTGCGAATTCGTCCACCGACTGCAACGCCCGACCAGTGGCACCCAACAACGGGAATTTCTCCTCACGGGCGCGAAATTCTGGACCCTTGGCCGCCTTAGTATCCGCACGGCCAAAGTATTTGCTGCGCAGCGAGTCAGAGTCGTTAGATGCCATGCTTACACCGCATAAGGATTGACCCTCGGCCTGACGTCATCTGCATAGTCGTCATCAGCTGGAGGTGGATCAATGTTGATTAGGCCCATGTCACGCAGCAAGCGTAGCGCCTGCGACGTGGTATCTATTAAATCATCCCTTTCGCTCTCTGGGAAGGAGCAGATCTGCGAAACTAAGCGCTCGGCCCAGTCCCGAGGCTGACCACGCTTCAGTGTCGATTCGGGGATGTAAACCCGGCCACGCTCAATAATGTTGGCGATCAACGCCAGACGCTGCGTCTTGTCCGCTCTCCCCGGGTTGTACCCGCGAACGGGTAGTCCGGAGCGTTGCAAGTCCTGGATCAGCGACAGACCCGACGCCTTTTCCTCGATGAGCACCTGATCCACCCGCTTACCCGGGTCGCCGTAAATCGACTCGTACTCGTCGATCATTTTGCGCTTGAGGTCCGGGTAGATCATGAACTCTTCCCAGCAGTCGATCAGCATGACCGACATGGGCTTGTCTTCAGACGGACGAAATACACCCCAGACCGAGCACGCCGTCGGGTCGTTGATCGTCTTGTCGGTGTAGGCGGGGTCGTACGACTGCAAAACGTAGATGAACTCGGGGAACTCGCGGTCAGCGGGCCATAGACGGAACCAATCGCGCTTGACGATTCCATAATCTTCAGGATCAATAAGCTCGGCGTACAGCTCCTGCCGCCCGAGGCGTGTGCCTTCGTACTCCGAAATGATCTCGTCGCGAAATGTCGGGGCCAGATTGCCGAAGTTCTCATGCGTCGTGCCGGTGGTCACCAGCGTGCGGGCGTCGTCCACTAACTTGCGGATGATGGGGATGGGCTTCGGGGTCGTAGTAACGCAGCCACGTGGCTTTTGCCCGAGTCGC